AAGTTAAAAATAGGTGATAAAGTATGGTGGCGAGGTGGCTTCGGTTCCGATCCCGCTAAGGTAGCGACTGTTGAAGAAATTGAAGTTACCGGTGGCTACAAGTACGGTGAGCAGGTAGATGAAGTTGATTGGGCGGAAGTATACGACCGTAATGTTGTGGTGAGCTTCTCTGACCACAATAACTGGGCATACGCTAGTCAGATAAAACGGTACGTACAAGATTAACACGAACACCGATCGATAATATAAACGTAAAACAAAAGTGTTATGACTGACGAACAAATAATGAGTGCACCTGTGTGGCCGAGTCGATTAATCTTCAATGCCTCGCTGTTGTACCGCAAAAAGCTAAAAGACCTAAGCGACGATGAGTTGTTGGCAGTAAAAAAGTATTCACTAAACATTAAGTAATTATGGAATCAATATGTTGCGGTGCAAGACCGTGGTTTGACGAAAGCGATATATGTAGTGCTTGTATGGAGCATACGGATTTTGAAGAATTTGAAGACTAAATATTATGAACCGACCTTATAAATACATTACGGTGCTTGACTACTCAAACGGCCAAGTATACCTATACGACTACGACGAAACTGAAATGCCGAGTGCAGCGAAGTTTGTTGAATCACGCCACGACTTAGATAAAGTAAACTATATGGTGCACCAGTATACACCAGCGTTATGGACGAAAGATTTGTACTACTGCAATAGAGAGCAAGCGTACCAATTAACTAACGAAGAAGAATAAATATTATGAGTGTAATTAACGGAGTAAGAGAGTACTGCCTTAAGCAGATCGGTGCATACCCTGCACTTGAAACCGAAATAGTAGGTTACTTCAACCTATTTATGATGGAGATTGACGACGAGTCAGCGAGTGAAGACCACGAAGCAGAGTTGTTATACGACGACGTGGGTACGCTAATCGAAGAGTACACAGCGAGCTTACAAAACTAACACGGCTACCGATCGATAATATCAATGTAACTAAAACGAGTACTATGAAATTCATTAAAAAAACAAAACAGGGTAACTTACACTATATTCTTAGTGACGGCCGTATCGGTGCCGTATACCCAGATACCGGTTATGTTCGAGTGTCACACTCTATGAAAGGTTTCGCTGATGACGAACGCGGTAGGTTCTATCTTAAACGCCAACGCCAGCGTAATATTGATGCAGTGCGTAACGGCAACACAGGCGGCCTTAAAATGTACCAAATTAACCCACAGCGTAAAACCGATCGCTATGTATTATGGAGCGTCGATAAATACGGTCGCGAGTTGTACTACAAATATACTGCCACCGAGCGTGTGCTATACCCAAACGATACTATAACCCTCGTTCTTTTACTACAAAAGTTCGAAAATAAAAACTGCAAATAATGGAAATTACAGCTACACCACTGAAGAATACCACACGTATTGAGTTTGACGTCAACAAAATAAAGCAAGTATACTATGGCCGTCTAGATAACTGCCGTTGCGGTTGTGCGGGTGATTATTACGAACCCGGTACAACACCTAAAGCTGACGCTTTTATTACCAAAGCACTTGAAATACTCAATGAGTACTCTAAATCACAATACAAAAATGTGTCGTACGATCGGTTTACCTACAAAGACCCTACAAAAAACGAGTTGTACTTTGAAATACAAACCGAAACTCGCGACTTCGCTGAAGAAAGCGATGACGATGACGGCTTTGATTACCACCAAAGTGATGAAGGTGATGTAGGGTATGCATTTTACATACAAGATTAACACGACACCTAATCGATAATATAATAAACAAACGATATGACACAGAAAGAACTGACTACACATGCTACGGTTATTACCGAAGCCGTACTAGACAACATGTACTCTACCGTATCTAATTATATGGAAGATGTACTCGAACACGACCCTTATATGGAAGACTTTAGTGCAGTGCACGACGAGTTATTCTTTGAGTGTGTGAAAGCAATTGGTAACCTTCAAATTTCTATAAAATGACACTAGAACAACTAAATCAAATGAGTTACGATAAAATCGTATTTCTCTGGAACGAATACTGCGAAGAAGTCAACTACTTCACCGACATGCTATACACCAACGACGACGAAGCCTTCAGTACATTCGGTTTCACGATCAACGGCACGCTAATGAATAGTAGTAACGACGTATATGATTGGGACGACGAATTCGTAACTGCTGACGGCTATGGTAACCCATTGTCCGCTAGTGACCCTAGAATACTTATGGACCTTAATGCCCTGCTCGAGTGGTACTTACAAAAGCAACACGATAGCGAATCGATAAAATAATTGTAACTAATAAAAACTTGTAACTATGGAAACACTTTATGACCGCTTAAAGCCTGAATTGTTAGGCAAGCTAATGAAAAACCGCAAAAAGTATGAATTTTCTGTTGACCGATGTATAACTTTATTAAGTAGCAACCACCGCTACCACGACTTAACTATCGACGACGCAAATTACATATCTACATTTGTCGAAGCCGACTGGGCAAACGCTACATGCATTGAATTACGCCACGGCTCTTATATGTTTAACGAACCAAAAACTGCTGAAAATGAGTGATTTTATACCACAAGACCCCGACAGCTTAGTAACCTTTAATGCGCTACTTACTGAATACAACACGGTGCATGGTTGCGAACTAAAGTTCTTCTTTGACGACCATCCTTATGACATTGATTTTACTATCAATAATGAGTACACTGCTGACGGCTACGATGTATGGGTGATGCGATCAACCGAAGAAAGCATATGTCTATGTGACAACGTGTACTACAACGCACCTGATGGCAATGATGTACTTCGAGAGCTAGAATACATGGACGAGTGCAAAATATACTGCGAGTTAGAACAATACGAAATTGAGTACGCTTTGCGTGACCGTTTGTACACTAACTATAACAACTACAAAACCAACTTAGAAGATGAAAAAGATAGATAACGAAATGCGCCCATTACCTAAATGGTTTGACGGCGAAGTATACACTGAAGGCGGCACTGCCCGTAACCCGTACACTGGCGACACTGCAGAATTAAATGCACACGAGCTTACCATGTACGATCTTATTCTAGGCGCTGAAGCTATGGGCGCTTATAGAGTAATGCAGCAGGGACTAGGTTGGTTCCGAATTGCAAACCCCGAGGCCTATATGGTGTTACTCGATTAGTTACGAGATGTAAGAGCGCTGGAGATAATATTTTTAGCGGAGTAGGGTCAAAGGCGTTCTTACAAAACTAACACGAGTACCCAACGATAATATAATAAACAAAAGAAAATGAGCAAGAAAGTAATTTGGTTTGACGGTAGCAATGTGTTTGTCGCTCGCAAGGGTAAAACAACAAATGCTAAGATATCAAATGGTTCACCTGTTCTACAAACGTATACCTTTAGCTACGAGCAGTGGAGTTTGGCCACTACAAGCAAAGGTTTTGGTATCAAAGCGTTCTTTGCACTTGACGGATCAAATTGTCTAGACTGCCCATTTTCTTTAGGTAACGGTAACGGCGGTTGCTATACGCACAAATTCCAACAATACGTCGGCTTTCTTGCACTGCTACGAAGCATCAAACCTGAAGAACTCAGCCCCTTCAACGATTTGAAATTCAAGCAGTTACTGAAGTTAGCTTCGGGGTCTTATGTAAGATTTGGTACGTACGGCGAACCGTCGCTTATCGCTCCTAATGTTGTTGCTGCGATCGTCGCGGTAGCTAAAACATGGACGGGTTACACCCACCAATGGAACAAACCGTTTGCTGCCGAGCACGGTAAATACTTTATGGCTTCCGTACATAATCAAGCTGAAGCCGACGTTGCACGTAATAAAGCATACCGATCTTTTATTGCGAGTAACGATAATTCTGAAAAAGCCGTATCTTGTCCAGCTTCTAAAGAAGCCGGCTTTAAATCCAACTGCGCTAAATGTGGCTTATGCAGTGGTGTACTTGGCAAGGGTAATAAAGACATTAAAATACTACAACACTAATCATAAAAGCAACTTTCGATCAACAATTGCTTGCACGTAATTACTGGTCAACTATAGAAGAAACTCATGATGTCGGTCGTAACCGTGAACGCCGAAATGTGCTATACCGCTTTGCTTTTTTCGTAGCGTGCCGTGAGCTTTCCAGCTTATCGCTGAGTACCATTGGTCGTATACTAAATAAAGACCATGCAACGGTCATACACGCAATGAAATCCCACGAAAGCAATTACCGCTTCGATGCTCAATACCGTGAGATATACACTGAGATACACACTTGCTTAAAAGATATCATCGGAGAAAACACTGAGCAAGTATATAATGTAATTAAGCAGCGAGCAATGCAGGTTGATCCTGATTTATACCACGATCATATCATTGAAACGTACAAAAAACGTCTTGCTGCCCAAGAGCGTGAACATAAAGACAGCACTGAGATATTAAAAAGCACTTTGCTAAAAACTCAAAAGCACAATAAAACACTAAAAAAACGAATGGACTGGCTAAATAACGAATGTTTAAGACTAAAAAATCTATTATGAGCAAGATGCACCAATTTTTACGTATCGCTAATGCAAGGCTACGTAAGATTTATCCGAACAAACAACAAAGAAAAGCGTGGGCTGCTAATATGTGGCGCCGCTGGATAGAAAGACAGAATATAGAAAAAGATTTGTAGAACAATGAACTATAAATTGTCACAAAATAAGGGTAAAAATGTTAATTGTTTGTAACAAAATAAGGGTAAAATGACAAATAGAGAGATACTACTTGAGATGTATGAGAAACTTTGGAATGCTGATAAAGACAAGTGGGCTTGGAATGTGATACTGAAGGACACACTTGAGAAAATAGAAACCTTTAACACCAAAGAGAGATGAAAGACATAATAGATTTGTGCGATCGTGACCGTGATGACAACGGTATTGAAGCAGATTAAATAGTAAAGGTATAACCTTACAAAAGTCGAATTGTGTCAGGCTATAGCCTTACAAAACGAACACGACACCTAAACGATAATATATATGTAACAAATAAAACCACAATACTATGACAACTAATGTAACAACCACTATCAACGTCGACAGCTCAATGATTGATTTTGCCGACTACAACCACGAAACCAACGACTTACTTGTGCAGTTTAAAAACACTAAAACAAAGTACATCTATAGCGATATACCTGGTTTCTTATTCCACGGTCTCTTTACCGCCGAAAGCAAGGGTAAGTTCATACACAAAAATATAATCAATGCCAAATTCAAATACAAACGAGTTTAACCTCAACGACGATCAAATAGAACGCTTAGCTGAAGCTATTGTAGAAAAGCTTTTTATTAAACAAGAAGAAGCCGATGCTAAGTTTCTTGCTGATCTTGAGGAATCTAATTCAAATGCGCAAATCTATGTTGTTAATAATGACGGTAGCGTGCTAAGTGAACTAGAGCACCAAATTAAATTACTCGAGCAAGAATTTGAAGCAGCACTTAAAAAAGAATTATACAACACTGCGGCTGACCTTGATCTTAAACTTAAAATGCTAAAAAAACAACGTAATGAAAACAACAACACCAACGATGAAACCAACTAAACTACAACTTCGCGATTATGCTATACGTGCCGGTGCTTCCA